TAGTTTTTCCACCATACATCCACAAATGATAATCAGATCGTTTATTGTTATCATAATCTTTTATAAAATTATATTTAACACATAGTTCGTTCATTTTGTCAATGAATTTTTGGTCTATCATTCTAATCATTTACTACTCCCAAAGTAGAAAGTTTAACAGACTTCATATCGTCTTTTCTAATGTAATTTTTATCCAATCTCTCATATAGAAATTCACAAATTGGTTTAATGATTTGAATTTGTTTATCTGTAAAAATAAATTTCGTGTTCACTACTTTATTATACCAAGCCATTAGGTCAGTTCCCATTTCTTCGGAAGTAGCAGCCCAATCGGCACACATTTCGTACAAATAGGTTTCTTTCATTTGGGTACAATTCACACCCATAGAAACATAACTACTTTCTCCCCAGTATTCACAGTGGTGTTTATTGGTTCTGATATGCTCCATTACTACATAGTGAATTTTCAATTTGTCTTTTTCTGTAAGTGGACCTGGAATATATCTCAATGCTTGACGAACCAAATTTTTCAATTTTAGTTTGTCTTTATCGTGGTTCATAATTCTGTCAATGTCAATAAACTGTGGAGAAATCTTACCATAATGAAGAAGTTCAAAATAGAAATGCTGAACTCGCTTAATGTGTGTTTTGATTCGCTTTCTATATTTGAAACTGTATTTGATTATTTGAAACAACTTCATTAGATAAATTCCTTCTGTATCTTCAATTTTTCAAATTCTTCTTTTAATTTTAATACTTGTGATTGTTCCCAACTGATTACAACGGCATTACCTTCTTTGTAAGAAACATTTATTTCGTCTAAAAATTCTTTTTCCCAATTAGTAAGTTCAAAAATGTCAGCATCAAATATATAATGTAAATCTTTGTTAGACTGTTCAATGATACGATTCAACAGTTTCATTTTCATATTTAACTTACACAATTTTTCTAATCTACTCATCAAATTCCTCTTGTATCTTCAGTTCTTCTTTTTGCATTCTTATAGATTTTTTACCCAACTCATTTAATCTATGCCATTCCTGTTCAACTTCTAGTTTTTGGGTTTCTATTACATGACTGTCACCAAAGGTTTCTCGTCTAGTTTTTATATTAGATTGCCACGATACAAACCCACTTATATAATTTCCATTACCGCGTCTAATTTGTTGTTTTATTTCTTGTATAGTCATTCAAAATCTTTCTTTATTTCACGCTGGAGTAAAAGTTCTTTTGAGTGTTTAACCATGTTAATGAAAAATTCTTCGTCATATTCACCATCATTGGTTAAATAAAGTGAATTATCAGGATAGTAAAAATCAAATGAGTTCCCATTTTTATCGTAAACATAACCACCATCTTTATCAATACAAATTTCAATGTATGGTGATTTACAAAACAAACTAGGATAGGTTGATAAATCATCTTCATCAGGAGCAAACCCCATTTTTAATAGAGTTTGTCTTAAATGATTTTGTACATTTTGATTAAGCATTAATGTTTATCCATTATCTTGTGAAATTCTTCCAAATGTATCTTTTTAATATACGCATCTCGCTCTTCAGGATTGAGTGGAATACCGGCTTTTACTTTTTCTTCAGCGATTGCTAGAATAGCATTTTCCTTCTTTAGATTGGATTCCATTCTTTCAATCAATTCTTCAGCTTGTTTCTTCCCTTCATATCGGATTTTCTCAATGTCATTTTCTGTAAGAACATTCATATCGCAACCAAAAATCTGTCCAGTAGGCAATACTACCTTGTATTCATTACTATTGAATACAAATTCTTTGTATGTGTTTGCTTCCTTAACATAAATCTTGTGCTTTGGCTTTTGGTATTCCGCCTGAGTATAGTTTATCTTGAACTTTTCAACATCTTCACATGTGTAAACAGTTGCTAAAAATTCACTGGAATCAACATCGTTTTCTGTAACAAGAAATTCGTCTGGTACATTTGAACCATTGGGGATTTCTAACGGAATGTAACCATGCTGGACTAGAGTTATAGCCAGGCAACCACCCATAATAAGGGTAATCAACACAATGCCAAAAATAAAAGCACAATCTTTCCAAAAGTTTTTCATTGTGGTATCTCCTTTGTTAGTCTTTGATTTTGTAGATTACGATAAACGCATCATGCGGTATCTTATACCATTCAGCATGAGTGAAATAAACACCATACATTTCATCAGCAAATCGTTTGATTTCTTTCTTTTCTTCACTATTGGTTTCTGTCTTGTAATCACCATAAGCCTGGGAAGCAGCCAAACAAACACCAGTTGTGTCAGTTTCAACTCGGTCTCTTCCAGCCATCTTCTTTGCGAACCATTCTCCCTTGAATGTTTCGGCAAAAATCGGTTCTTCAGGTTCATCACCAATACCATTGAAATTGCGGAAATAATCGTATGTTTCTTTGTTCTTCCAAATGTCAAGTCCAAATTCCATTGTTTACCTCTCTTTGTTTTATAACTATAATATAGCAAAAAACACCCAAACTGTCAATAACAATCTGGGGTTTTATTGTAAAATAATGTTTACAAAACTAGAAATCTTCTTGGATTTTCTGTAAATTTTGGTTTACATTATAATCTTTTTCTTTCTTTAACATTTCGTATTGTGCTTGTGTAAGCAAATCTATACATTCCAATAAACGAACTTTGTTTAATTTACCAATGGGATAATTAAACAACTGAACTTCTGTTATGTTTTTATTTGTTGCTAAATCCACACTCATATAACCACCTGTCAAATTAGTATCTTCGTGGGTTACATAAAGATAAACTGAATGCTGAATTGGAAATTCTGCGTCTTCCAACTTTAATTCCCACATTGGAAAATATGGGTTAATTGTACAATTAAACAACTTGGATTTTAATACCAATTTTCTAATTTCTTCTACTGTCATTCAAAATCCTTGCTTGCTAATTCTAGTTGAATACTGTTTAACAATTCTTTTTCTTTAATTGTTATTATATTCTTTTGAGCTGCAAATTTAGCCAAATGTTTTCTTAAAACAGATTCTTTCAATTTTTCTAATTTAAAACTGAATACAGTATCACCATCACTATATTTGTTCGCTTTTGTATCAGGGTACCAAATAGACCATTTACCACTAACTTCTTCTTCATTCACAACAACATAATAAGAATAAGTAAAACCGGGTAGTTCTTCAATAGTACCCTTAGCATCAAAATAAATCCCAAAAAAAGACCCAGTATCTTTCTTAAATAATTTCGTGCTATTTACAATCTGTGCTGCGTGTGCTGATTTCATTTAAAATCCTTATTTATCTTTTTCAGTTCAATTTTTTCTCTACATTTCTGTATTTTGTTTATTATCTTTCCAATATGATTTCGTGCTTGTTCATAACTCTTTACATCTACCAAACAACCAGCCACAACATTTACACCAATGTTAATGTCGGAATAATCAGTTAATTTGGTTGCTACATAAAAACTAGAAAAACACCCATTTTCACAAATGCGAAGCATTTCTACACTATCACCAGGGTTATATTCATATCTAGCAGAATAGATTTTATATCCTTCATCAAAAACACGAACTTTCATACCAAATTCGTCAATCAGTTTATGCCACATTTCATTCTTAATCTTCATCATTACAGAAATCCCAACTGAGTTCAGTTTCCAAAATCTTTGTTTTCAACTCTTTCAATAGTTCCATTTGTTCATCCAAAAACCTTTTGAGTTTATGTGGTTTTGAAAACTTCTTCTCACAACCCCAACCAGCTATTTCATAATCCAAAACATAGCCATCAACACTCATTACAGGACTAATAGGATATACGGCTGCCGTACCGGGGATAACACCCCATCTATCTTTTTTATAAAATTCAATATACTGCATTGGCTTGTTATATCTGTTTGGAATTCTCACGAAAATATAATTTTCCTGATTATCCATTTCAAAGCCGTATGTTTCTATTATAGATGTAAATTCTTGTTCTGTCATAGATTATCCATAGCAATTTTTATTAATTCAATTCTTTCCTGTAATCTCTTATATTCAACTGAGAGTTTCTTGGCTAATTCCAAAGCCGGTTCAATTTCTTCAAACATAACTTCATTAAAGAAACAAATACCAAAATTCAATGTCTTTTCACCCTTAAGAAATTTGTCTTGTTCTGTAATGTATAACTGTGAACTATTACAAATCTTAAAAATTGTCTCCTTCATTCCAGTACAACGATACTCACCGATACTAATGCGACCATCTGGTGCAGGAAGAAAAATGTTAAAATTTTTCTTTGACTGTCCCTGGTAAAAACATTCAAACCCTTCTTTTTCAAACAGTTTCTTAATATCGGCGGTTTTCATTAGTTAAAATCCTCTTGTAAACTATGTAGGAAAATTTGTTCTTTTAGTTCATTAAGATGTTCATTGTAAAATGTAATAAAATCTTCTATTTTTTCAAACCCAACACTGATATGTTTTTCTGTATTGTAGTAACAGAAATACTTACCATCAGTAGCATCTGGGTCATATTCAAACTTTACAGTTCCATTCAAAATGGAATAACCATTCTTCATATTTCTTCCATAACTAGAAACATTGGCACCGCAAGCCTTGAGTTCAACCATATTGTCAAAACCCCACTGTTCCCAGGAACGCAAATTCATAATAAACGCATTTGGACTTGGTGGAGCAGGCCTACGAATTGACGGTTTTGGTGATGGTGATTTCTTTGGTAGTGGCTTTTTAACCACTGGTGTTGGCTTAGGAACCTTGGGTTCTTTCTTCGGTTCCACGAATTTATCAGTCTTAATCACAATAGCAGCGATTGCGATAAAGATAACGAATAAGATAAAATAAATTAGATTCATGTGAAGTCCTTTATCATTTTAAGTTTTTCTATTAGTTCTTTCCCTTTTGAAATTTCGTAGTTTAATTTTCGCAAGATATACATTCCAGCAGCATAATCACATACACTATTACTATTAAATGAGATGTTTATATGAGTTTGTTCAGTTCCCATACAACATGTAAAATGAACACATGCTTCTGTACATATTTCAAATTTTAATTTTTTTACATCAAATTCGCCAACCCTAGATTCTTCAAAATAAATTAGGATAAAATCCGAACTGTAATATCGTTCACTTGTAAATCCTAATTCACTAAATTCTTCGGCATACTTGTTAAATTCATCATTAGTCATTAAAGTCCTCTTCAATTTTATCCAATGACTTATACATTTTATCCAAACGAGATGCTTTTAACACTCTTGTTAAATTTTCTTCCAAAAATGCCATCAACTGTTGTTCAGTATAATCTTCAGGAATTGTTTGGGTCTTGTGTTCGCTCAAATCACTATTAAAAGAAGTATGTTCTTTTTTATTATCATAGTTCACATCCCAAATATCAATTTTCTTCGGTTTAGTAGATACATAGTCGGTAAAAATGATTTTAGTCCAGCAAGTGGCTACATAAATTTTGTTTCCGATTCTCGGATTACAATCCATCATATAGCCATACCAACGCACAGCTCCCAATGGTCTGTATTGGTGTTCATTGTGGTAGATGAAATCGCAGTGACCAACATCCCAGTCAATGTTGGTTTCAATTCCCAAACTATCGCACAGTTTTACAATCTTCTTTTCTAATCGTTTATTCCACTTCATAATTTACTTATTCTTGTACTTCTTAACGAGATAATTGTCACGGGTACGGTTCAAACGTCTTAAATTGTCTTTCAAATCTTCATCAATTAGATTACAAATTCGCTTTGATTCGTCATCCAATGCCTTCTCCACACAATTTGCATTTAGAACAATTTCATTCTTTACAGACTTGATGTCCTTTTCAAGAAGATAAATGTGAAAATCCGGGTCGGCATAGAAACCAAAAATATAACCAAAACCCAAAATCATCATTACAATTCCACTGATTTTGAACTTAAATGTTTCACTATCTGTTGCCATACAAATACCAACAACAATATTAAAAATTGCCCATACCAAACCCAATGTAGCGAGTCCTGAGAGTTCCATAGTTTTTTCTCCTTTAGTTAAACTTTTGAACCAAATACCACTGCTTTCGTCTTTCCAACATCATTTGCTGGTTTCCATATTTCTTCAACATAATTCTACACTGTAATATATCTTCATCCGAAAGCGAATTAAAACAGTATTCCTTTGCGTGTTCAATATCCTGTTGGGTTTTCTTAATGTCCTGGTCAACACACCAAAGACGAAAATCTACCCTAAAAAATCCAATGAACACAATGATAAACACAATAATCATTGGAACATAAATCTTCCAGGCTTTTACCTTAAACACCATAATACAAGCCGCAACTGCAAGCAAAATAAAATTCGCATTTAAGATAATATCCATTATATCTACATAAAGCATAGTTTTCTCCTTATCGTCTGAGTTCGTTCTTTTCCAGTTCACCAATCAACACCAACATAGCAGCATTGAGATTAGTTTCATTTGCGAAAATGGTGTCAGGCTTCAATCCAATGGCATTAGTTCCTTCCGCCATACCCCAATAGAACTTTTCGGACTGATTGTTCTTTACCAATTTGGCGAGAAACTGGCTACAGGGATACTTGTGAAGAATTCCCTTGAAAGCAAATGCCGTTTCACCATTTGAGAGATGGAAATACTGAACAACCGGAGATTGAACCTTGTAATTCTTCAAACGATATTCTGTACAAACAGAATCCAACTGCTTCTTTTCAATTCCATACTGGGAAAGAATCTTTTCAACCTGTTCAATAGTGAGATTAGACTTCATGTATTACCTCTCTTGTTGTTGTTATTGTAAATATAGATAAAAAATAGCAGTTTGTCAACTAACAAACTGCTTATTTTTGTAAAATAATGTTTACAATTATGTAAATAAAAGTTTACCAACCGTCAAATGGGTCAATTCTTGGTCGGCCTTCGTCTTTATCGTGGTAAATGACGTCCATGTGATTAACATTTTTAGACTGCTCTAACTCTTTATCTTCCAAAATGTCATTCTTCTTTAATGGGTCATTTATGTTATACTGCTCTGGGAAATCTTTTGTAGCAACATCCCAGATTGGGTCATCTTTATCACTAATAGTTTCATTCTTATTGTCAATAGTTAGTTTAGTATCTTTGTAAACTTTCAATGTTAATGTATATGTGTGGGACTGTAATCCAAATGCTTCCTGATAATACTTAACATCTCTAATTTCGTAGAATGTTTCGTTTTGTGGCAAATAAACTACATCACCAATTCTAGGCACAAAATCGTCATAAACTTTTGGTGTGTTTCTGTCTTTTCCACCATAAGTGCTCCAGTATTTGAATGCTGTTACACCAACATAACAGGTGATAACATCTTCACCCCAAATTCCTTGTAATTGGTATGTTCTAACATTTGGAGGTAATTGCTCAGTATACATTACAATGTTAAATGCTCTTTGAACAACCTGTAATTGATCTTCTCCATAGATTTTATCTCTTACCAAATTCTCGGAAACTTTATAATAAACTACCTGGAGACCAAATGTGCCATACGCATCAGTTGTATATGCTTCTGCTTGTTTACCTTCGTCATCAGTCACCATATTACCGGTATCTGTATTATAACAATCCCAATCATTTACTTTTGGCATTGTGGAACATAACCAAGGATATGAATTTATATTTGTATCTACTTTTCCAGCCATTATACTACCTTAATTACACCATCTTCATGCCAGTCAATTTGTAAGAAATTATAGTTAGAATGTAATGTTTTACCAAATTCAAAAAATGCTACGGGTAATTCATTCTTACCTGTAAATCCCTTATTTTCATCCACATAGGTCAATAAGATACCTGCAGCACCATAATCCATTGAATCTTTATTGGCAGGTGTGTTATTATCCATTATGAATGAAGTTGCTGATAATCTACAAACATTTTCTTCTAATTTGTTTTCGGTTACACCAAATGACTGATATTCGGTTTTGTTATATTCATCTTTGAAATTGTATTCGTTCTTGAAATACTGCATAGTAGAAGAATTAGCTGTGGCAGTTACACTCCAATCCAAATCATTAGTAATCCAACTTCCATCGTGGTTGTTTGAGAAAATTCTTGACGAAACAGGATAGTTAATCATCTTTTCATAAGACTGCTCGGAACTTTCACCAGTATCATTATTAAATGAATTAACTGCGATATTCTGTAATGTCAAATCAGTAGAAATTATTTGTGAAGATAATCCTTTTGTACCTATCAATTTACCAGCTGAATCTTTTACATTCCACATATAAGGTTCTTGAAGGTCACCCAATCTCAATAGATTATAGTCAACTAATTTTTCTTTATCTACTGCATTAGCATTATTAAGTCCTTTTAATCTATAATAATTGGTCTTAAAGAAATTGGAATCAGTAATGTTTACTTTCAAATTTCCATAGTTTATGCCTTTAATTTGCCCAGTTCCCAAGGCAAATTTATAGGAATTTGTTACACATTTATTTGACGCAGACCAAGCCATTATTGAACTTCCAAAATAATCTTTTTAGTTTTCTTTGTATTTATTCTTAAATCTAGTGCTGGGAACGAAATAGCATTACCTGTAATAGGTGCGTTCTGGTCATTATCCAAGAACATAACATTTCTACCAAAACTATCTACAACCAACAAACCACCCAAATTCATATTAGAAGAAACACTGGTTGTATTGAATGTTCCATACTTGTTAATGTTTTCTCTAATGGCTGCTGGTGATAGATATTCACCCAATGAAATTGTACTTAGTCTACTTTCGTCTAATTGTTCAGTTAATGTTAAGTCAGTACCATAACCCATCATAGAATTACTTGCAGTGAATGTTACAGGGAGTTTGAAAGCAAATGCGTTTTCAAGAGTGTTATATGTTGTATGAACTTGATTATAACTACCTGATGTAGCAGAGTATGTGTAGTAGAAATAACTATCGGTAGAATTTCTTGCTTTGAATGTTACTTTATCAGTCCATTGAATAGAAGCATTGTTATTAACTACCCAAGTTGGGTTATAGTGTTTAATAATGTTCTTTACAAATCTCTTTGGTGTGTTATATTGTCTAGTGTTAATATCATAACAGTTTAATTGATAATATTCAAATGCAGTTGTATTAGCATTATTTGGAGAATCAATATAACCTTGATTACCATTATACCAACCATCAGGAACATTGATAACAGTAGTATAACCATCGTAAGTATTCTGTGTTCCGTTTGCTATAAATCTATCTACCTGATCTTGTACAAGACCATCAAGATAAAGACCACTGTTAGCAGAATACAAATCGGCAGATGCAGTATCCCATTTCAAATAAGAAGAAACTTCTTTATTTGTATAACCATAATGTGTACCAACACGATTCCAATACTTCTTAATCAAATACAATTCTTTCGCATTGAAATAGTTGCCAGATAAATGTTCTGGTGATAAATCAGTAGAAGTAGGTGGTAATTGCATATAGTGCCACTGGTTAATGTAATCATCATACAATTCTATCCAATTATCCACATTAGAATAACAACCATTCATTACAATAAGTTTAGAAGCCATATTGCGTTTGTTATAACCACCAAATCTATTAGTAGCATCGTAGTTTGGATAATAGAAATCCTGGTGAAGAATATCATAAGGTCCCCAATAACCACCATTATTAGACCATCTATAATCGTTGTTAGTTAGTAGGTCAGGAATAAACTGGTACATTTCGTGGGATTGTGTAATACCGCCATTGTGAGCAGATAATTCAATAGGATAATCTGTTCCCCAATAGATGCCCAAATTACTTAATGATTGTTTACTCTTGTTTGTAGCACCTTCATAGAATGCTGTGGCAGCACTGTTAACTGTATATGAAACACCTTCAATTACATTGTTCTTGATTTCGTAAATACCAACATATTTCTTTGTACATGTACCAGAGTTCAAAGCAGAGAACGCAGATCTATAATCACCAGTATCTTTCAAGTCAATAACATCAGGAACCCAACCTTCGTTTTCTTCAAAATGGTTAGCGAAATATCTAAATGGTTCACCAACATTTGATAAAGCAGAAATTTGGCAATTATTAAATGCTAATGAGTTAAAGAAATAGATACTGTTGTTAGTTGTGGCATAATCAACCTTACCAATCAAAGCACCAAATGCGTTTTCAGGTCGCTTAAAGTTTTCTGTTGAATCGTAGTTGTCTTTATAAAGAACAGTACTGTTGTTTACTACACATACCATATTTTGATAGTATTCATTAACACCATAAGTAGGAATGTATCTACCAAACATACCACCAACAACGAAGATAGGTCTTAATTTGTATGAAATTACATCATTAGTGACTGTAGTAGCTGTGTTAACTGTGTATTCTAATGAAGCAGCATCAGGACGAGTTTCGTCATACCATGCTTCACAGTACATACTCAATAAATTCTTCTTACCAGTATCATTATCACTAGCACTAGCCAAAGCACCTTGGATATATTGTTTTACTGGTTCGGAGAATACAGGAGTTTGTTTATAATAAACAACATCACCATTTTCAGGTTTACTCTCCAAATCATACTTTAACTGGTTATCCATATAAACAGATACCTGGTCAATATAACCATTAGCCTGCTTACCAGCAAGACCACCAATAAATCCTACGAAGTTGGATGTGTTTTGAACAATAGCACTTACTTGAATGTTAAGAGCTGTACCGTAGTTAGCACCAATTATAGTACCAACATTATATGCAGCTCTAGCATTTGGTTGTGGTCGCATAGAAACACGGGTCATTTCATATTCAGGTTCCAATGCGGAACAATCTCTATAACCACTATTTCCAAGTACCTTTTGGCACAAATTACTATTGAAATTTTCTACCCAGGTTTGTGGGTTATCTAATTTACCAACTGCACGAACAGTGAAATAACCATAATTATCTACACCGTAATATAATGGGTTTCTAATGATAGCAGCTGCTTCGTAGTTATTATCCAAATCGTAGTTGTAAGTATTTGAAGCGATGTTTCTAGTTGTATTAACACCAACATAATTACCATTATATTGTTTCATTGAACCTAACTGATATAGGTATAAACTATTTGGACTTGGGCATCTAATAGACCAGTCAATGTTATTTTCTTTGTATTGGGTTTTCCAACTAGCATAACCATTAGCAAAGAACATAGCATAGAAACTCTGTCCAGTTACTGCGAAATCAAAAGCTGATAGGTTAGTGTCAACACATAGACCCAATCTATCATCAGCAAATTTTCCCTCATTGAAATAACCTACATAAGGGCAAATGTTACCTGGTGAGTTAATACAGAAAGAGTTTAGATACATAAAGTTTTCGTTGTTTGTATCAAATTTCTTTCTTACAATCTTTTCAGTTTCATTCCATTTATAACTGTCGGACTTGTTTGTTACAGAATAAACACTTGGTACACAACCATATATCTTGAATGAACCAAGATTCTTCGCATCAATGTTTTCAATCTTACCATAGTTTCTACCAACCAACAAACCACAGTTAATATCTCTACCATCATTCTTAATGTGGGTCAAGTTAATTGGCTTTTCACAATCAATAGAAATTCTATTGAAATCACTATGTTTCAAAATGAAGTTTCTAGCAATACCTTGTGAACCCAAAACACCAATTACACCATTATCAGTGTATTGTGCTTTAACTGTAATATCAAATGTGAAATAGTTACCATCCAAGATACCATTGAAAGGGTGTTTTTCGTCATAACCAATAGGTTTAGAAATTACACCGTCAAAGTTATCACCAATAACACCAATAATTTTATCGTTTTGGTTTACACGTTCGGCAAACCATTCCAATTCATCCTTGGAACGAATAAAATAGAAACCACTATTTAGATACTGGTCAATATATGGGTTATTTGCTACTGTAGCGGAATAGTAATTTTTAAAATTGTTAAAGTTATCCTTTGTTACATACATTGGTTTATTATTGAGTTCGTCATCGTCTAAAACTTTAGTCCAAGTGAATGTTAATGGAACACCATCAACTAAAGTAGCACCCTTTATTCTAGTAGCATCATCAATTCTAATATATTCTTCTTTACCAAACTGATGTGGGTTAATATAGTTTCCTACAATATCAAAACTATCAGGATTTCTTTTATCAGCAACATTCTTGAAATCCATTATGGTTCTATAATGGTCTAAACGAATATCATCAAATTCAAAGGTCTGTTTAAATGAGTCTGCAACTGGAATGAATGTCCAGGTATCAGCCGATGGAACATTACCTTCTAAATATCTTTTCTTAAAATCGTTAAATACAAATGAACTCATTATCTATCCCATCTTTCAAGATAATCTTGAATATCACTATTGTTAGTTGTTGGGTTTGGTCTGTTTGCTAATATACTAATAGTATTTAGTTTGGTATCTGCTTTATTTTGTGTTAAATTAGCGGCACCATAAATGGTTTCGTCTGAGTTGTCACGAATTGAAGTTGGTTTTTCTTCATCTGTGTTAGTTCCATTAAATCGTTTCCAATCACCCATAATTGTTTTATCGTCACCAGCACCAAATATATCTCTACATCTAGCATTAGCATCATCAGCAGAAATAATCATACTTGGGTTGTTCTCGTTTGGAATACCATAACCATTACCATTCACATGATAAACAAAGTATAATCCAAAATTACCATTAGCCAATTTTGCGACCACAGGGCAATACTGATTTTGTACACCGTGGCAAGCAGGTCTTGTAGTATCTTCACTAATTGTTTTACCTGAATATGTCTTTATACCATTTACACCAATGCTAACATTAGAAAATAAATATCTTTCACCAGTTTGGTAAATCTTTGTATCGTGTAGACTTTGGAACTTTGTATTATAGTTGTTGCTAATTGTATCTCTTGTTAAATACAATGTTCTGTAATAATACTGGTTTATATTACCATCTGGCATACGAATTGGATTACATATATTCCATTCTACGGCTGGACCTTCGGCAAAGAACAAATGAGAATACAAATACAATCTTGCTAAACTTTGTATATAACCTGTATTCTTCAAATTCATAATTGTTTCCAACAAATCCCAACCATCTCTACCGTTCCAGCACATTAGATACAATATGTTGTTTCGTTCAACATAAACACACCAGTTCTTGATAGTTTCAACCCAGAACCATGACTGTGATTCACTAATAGCATTAAAGGGGTCTTCAATGTTTGCTTGTGATGCTGTTGTTCCCTTACTTGAATAGTATTCAGTTGGTGTTTGCCATTTCGTTTCAGGGTCATTCAACATTTCTTCTAGGATAGTTTCTGCTGGTGGGTCGGCAGTATATGTTTTACCAACTTCCGAGTATTGGTAAGTTTTACCATTGTTTCTTTTTACATTCTTATAAGTGAATTTTTTAATACCTGGTATTTCTTCGTATGGATTAACATCATCCATATAAGTTGTAACCAAGGTATATTTTTCTACAATGTCAATATCAGTAGCACCATTGTTATCAGTAGAAACAATCAAAGAATTTTTATCTGTTAATGTAGTAGAAGTATTATAAGGGTCTATATCTTCACCTGAGTGGTTATAAACTAAGGTCTTATCACCATTACCAATGAACTCAGCTAGAATACCAAGTTTTACTGGACTTACTTTATTCCATTTTTCATCCAAATTAACAGGAATATCACTTCTTACAAAACAATAGTGATAATCACTATTGTAATTACAAATATATGGATAAACGAATACACCAGACCCTGTATATACTTCAGTAATCCCACCTGTTTCTTCACCATTAGAATCACAATTAATAGTTTGTAATTTTACTTGTGGGCATCTTCTACTTTGGAATACTGTAGCCCATAGTTCATCAGATAATATATCTTTATTACAGTTGTTTCTATATGTACAGTCTCCCCAATAGTGAGCCATTTTCTTTACGATACATCTTTCATCTGATACACCATAATTGGGAACAAATGATTCGGAACTATCAAATCTCAAATCAGGGAAAACAAATAAAGGAACTTGTTCTTTTATTGTTTCACCTGTTGCTGGGTCAGTTCCTCTTGATTCTTCTCTATAATCATAGGGAGTATTAATTAAAGAATCCCAAGAATAAATTTCATCGTCTGTTATTTCAGTATCAGAAGGGGATTGATACCAATTTTTAAGATATGTTTCTTTGAACTTGACTACAATTTTATCATCTTTTAAAGATAACCAACTGGCTAGGATAAAACCAATCCCGTGTTCTACTAATAATTTTCTACTGAATAAGAAATGACCTGTTTCGTCTTGTAAAATACCATCGTTTGTACTAAATTTTTCTACACTTTCACCTGCTGGTGTAGTAGATGTTAATGAATAAACGAATGGAAATCTATTACATTTATAAACATCCTGTGATAAATCGTTCCCAGCTTTCGTGCGTAGACGAAGTGGGACTGTGTAGGTCATTGTTGTACGCAAGTCCCATAATTTACCATTTTCGTCTGATTCAATGCTATAAATCTTTGTTCGGGTTTCAGCCATAGTAATATATTTATAGCCACATTAGATATTCAATGATGTAGATATTACTGGGAATTCCTGTTCTTTGTAATAACTCATTCTTTCTTTCCAATGCTTAATCAAATAGTTCTCAACAACTCTTCCAGTTCTTGTCTTGTAAGATAAATCGTCAATAATATCATACAAAATAATCTGGTTCTTTGTTGCGTGTTTTCTTAATCCACGACCGATAGACTGTAGAACTTTGATTTTAGATTTACTATTAGCATACAAGATAACATCGTGTAGTTTGGGCATATTAACACCAGTACTCATAGTTGCGTATGTTGCTAACAAAATAGTACCATCTTCCTCTTCAATACCCTTACGAATATCACTTCTTTCTTCACCACTAACGGCACCGGTGATTACAGAAACTTTCTTATCTGGGTATTTTTCGTTCAACCATTCTCTAATTAACTGAACGTGTTTCAAATGGTTCATTAATACCAATACATTATGTTTCTTGTCTGTGTGTTCCAAAATGTATTCTAGGACTTTATTTCTGTCTTGGTATTCTTCTACCATTTTGACTTCTTCAGGATAACTTCTTCCCTTATTCTTCAATACGAAATCGGAAGGATATTTTGCGATAATGTTCGCAATCTTGATTTTAGTCAATACACCCTTGTCAATGAGTTCTTTGGACTTCAATTCAAAGATTACATCACCAACAACTTCTCTAATTTGTAACAAATCGCATTTGTCATTAGGGAGTGTACCGGTAGTACCAATTTTATAATAAGCATTACAACACCATTTCATTAGTTTACTCATAACATTGGCTTTTACACCATGTACTTCATCAACGAAAACGGCATTGTATTTTTCAAAAAATTCACTGTCTTTATTTTGTAATGACTGCCATGTGGAAATTAACACAGGTTTGTCAAATGTGGCTTCATGTCCACCACCCAATCTTTCTACATCGTCATCCAAATTGTCATATCCATAACTTTCAAAATCGTCATACATCTGGTCAACAAGCATAATGTTAGGAACGATTAGAAGGATATGTTTCATTTCTTGTTTTCTCAAACAACGGATAATGTTGTAAATCATTAAAGACTTACCACTTGATGTACAAGATAATAGAATACCCTTATGATACTTTAATGCTGATCTTACTGCTTTGTCTTGATAATCACGAATTTGGAATGGGGCATTTTTCATATTGTCTTGAATTTGTGCCAAATAGTCTTTTTCATCTATTTCTTCCAAAAATTCGGTATCTCTAAATCCGTTCAAGTTCAAATGTTGTTCCTTGGTTTCTAGCCCATAACAACAAATCTTTTACTAATCCTATTGGAAGGATACTTGAACGCATATTATAAGAATGGTGTTTACCATCCCACACACGAAGTTTAAATCGTGGCTGAAACTGATAGCCAGATACATATTCGGAGTAACGAGAGTAAATGTTAAAGTTAATATCTTCGCTTGCGTCTATTTCTACAAATGATTCATTTAATTTTTTAATTGATAATTCTGCCATATTAACCTATTTTCTTTTAAATATAGAAAAAACTCGGAGAAAATTCCGAGTTTCTCATTTTTTATGTATAAACTATTACTGGGCTTCTTTTTTCTTTCTTGGTTTTCTCTTTGGTTTCAAATCTTCCACCAACTGACCAGCAACATCTATTGTGTTTGAAGTTTCTTTAATTTCTTTATCTGTTGCTTGTTCTATAATTGTGCTTTGATAAATAGGTTCATTCTTAAATTCCACAACTGTTGAAAGTGCATCAATGAAATCATTTTTGAAATTTGTCCAGTCTGTATAAGTTTCTGTCTTTGCATCAAATTTCATTGTCACAGTTTTGAAATCGTAAGAAATCACAACTTCATTATCTTTTCCAAATACAAACTTGTAAATTGGGCAATTAAGACTATCTAGCATCTTACCAACTTCCACATAGTTTATATGGAAATCTTCAAATGTTTCCTTAACATCTTTAACTGCTTTGGAAATATCAAATGAATTTCTATCTACCCATTCAAGTAATTTGTCTGTTTTAGTATCTGCTTGTTCAATCTTGGTTAATCGTTTGTTAATCGTGTAAATTACCAGGAATAAACCAATCCAAATCAAGAGGTCAATTATGTTCACTATTAAATCAACTGTCATATATTCTCCTTTAAATGTCTAATATGTATAATATAGAAAAATCCCCGCAAAAAGCAGGGATTTTTCATTTTTTGAGAACTTATATTTCAACTATGTAATCGTTATAAGTTGTGTCAATGGAAGTCCTATCTAGTTTTCCATCTTTATAACACCATTTATCAGCATAAGTATCATGCTCACCTGGATAACCAAATGGATTACATAGAATTTTGATAAGTTCATTTTGTTCATTCACATATTCACAGTATTTCCTAGTATGTGTATGCCCACAAATCCAAGTTGTGTTATGGTCTAGTTTTTCTAACCATTCTTCCGCATTGAAATAGAAGAATTTGTTATCATTACTGAGTCTATGTTTGAAATTTACACCAACCTGATATGGTGCGAAATGAGTTAATATGAACTTTGGTTTTTGGGCAACAATCGCATCCAATTTCTGTTTACAATCGTTCCAAATTAACCCCGGTTCTTGACCCATATAACGCCAGTGCTTTCCATCATACCATTTGCGTTTCCATTCGGTGCGATGGTCATAGTTTGGGGCACAGTCGCATTTCAAATCACAGGTCATCATACAACCACCAATGCCATTCACAACATTTCCATCCAATAAATGAACATTTGGGAACTTAGCACAATGTTCCTTCATTTTTTCAATCTTTTGTTCGGAACTTGCGAATTGTAAATTGGACTTGGAACTTGTAGCACCCCTTACTGTCAAATCGTGGTTTCCTAAACATAGATACACTTCGCAGTACTTGCCAGCTAACCAATTTATTTCGCTGGTGAATGTGAGATAGTCATTAGCCAAGTCACCGGCTATAAGGATTGCGTCTGTGGCAGGAACGGCGTATATGTTCCACATCCAATCTAGTGTTCTATACACCATTTCTTCGGTTTTCTCTGTCAAACCACGCAATTCTTCAGGTTTGATTACATAACCGAAATACATGTCCGGGTGTAAATCACTCAAAATCAGCGCTTTCATAATTTCTCCATATAGTCAATTACTCGTTTACATTCTGCTTCAATTTCTTCAATAGTCCACTTCTTTCCTCGTTCAATAGAAAGACCAATCATTGAATCCTTTGGATAACTGCAATAATCACCAAAATGGGCATAATCCCAACCAACCCAATATGCTTCAGGTTCGCCAAAACTTTCTTCATCCACAAAATCACTAAATGTAAATCCACCATGCGGATTACAACCAGGCCATGTAAATGATATTTTGTCATAATTCATATCATACCATTTTTCGCCTTCATTTACCCTTACATAAGCAGTTGGGTGGCTACCCATTACACTATAAATTACATACATGTGGTTCTTGTAAGTATCTTTCTTGATTACTTCATTTGGAACAACATTTGAATTGTATTCTGCTATGTAAGGAAATTCGGTCATGTAAAATCCTCGTTTGCGTTTTCCATCAGCATTTCTTGACGATATTTTTTATACTGTGTTAAATGATTTTCAATCTGTTGGTTCACATGTTCCAAAATTTTTGAAATAATACACACATTAACATCAGTAGTTTCTATGGTTCGTGTACACAACGAAGTGATAACATAATCTATTAAACTACCAAAAGCGAATTTCTGTAATTGTGTAAATTCGTAAATCTCGCACTTTTCTCCAATTAGTTCAACTGCGTATTGTTTTGGAAATTGAGCCATTACTTGACTAATGGGCTTAATACGAATACTAAACCCAAATGTATTTTGGCTAAATTCAAAATACTCATATTTCAAACACAGTTCTTTTATCTTATCGTAATTCATAAAATCTCCAGCTTTTTATAAATATAGAAATTAAATAACATTTTGTCAAGAGGTAGCATAAATGTCAGTTGTAAAACTAACCCCAAATTTTAGTTTAAGCGAATTTACAAACGGAACAATCACACCTTATCAACAATCTTTAATACAACTATTAGCAAATAATTTACAGAAAGTTCGTGATTATCTACAACAGTTTAAGAAAGACCCCAAAAAGAATGTTTGTATCGGTATTTCTAGTGGTGTTCGTACACAAGCAGATTATGATAGATTGTTAAAGAAAGGTTACAATCCTAGTAAAACATCAGATCATTTCTGTGGTTTACAATTATTAGGAAAACCAACCTTGGGAGCAGCCGATATTTATGTTACAAACTGTACTTTAAGTTATAAAGAAATTGCGAAGAAAATTATTGAACTAAACAAAAATTCCTTGGTAGATTTCGGGCAAATCATTTATGAATATAATCCTGCTACAAAAGCGGAATGGATTCATTTAGGTAATGACTGGACTAAAATCTTTCAAGACCAAGGAATAATTGATGCTATTTCTAAAACTAGAAAGAAATATCTAATGTCTTTGGATAATGGAAAAACTTACATAGATTTCAAGTAAGCAATTATATCTTCCACAATCTTGTTATAACCCTCTTCAGTCCCATTTGCTTCGGTAAATGGGATTTCGTTTTCTGTCAAGAAATCTTTAATTCGTTTATCAATTTCTTTGGCTTCTTCTTCAGTTTGATTTCTGCCGTTTGGGTTGTATTTCTTAAAACGATTTACAAAGATATTGAATGTTGGTTTATATTTCTTTGCTTCATACAAACAAACATCTTGATATGGTTTCTCAGTTGTGTACATCGCACCAACTGCTATTGGACTATCGGTGACGATTACATCCACTTTTCCTAACAAACGATAAATCTTTAAACATTGTTTGCCTGTAACATATAATTGGCAGTGTTGTAATGGGAATTGGTCATCTTGCCAAACTCTATCTTTGGCATATTCCGATACATATTCACAATCAATTCCTGCCATTTTTAGTTTGGCAAAAATGTAAGCAGCACCAGTAGATTTACCAGCACCTGGACCAGCATATAAATTAACTAATAATGTATTCTTGTTTCTCATAATAACCCAATATAGAATTTTTTTCTATGTATATGAGAAATTTTGTTAATTGAAATCTGATTTGATTTTTTCAATGTTCATTTGAACTGTCATTTTCTTTTTCATTTCTTGTAATTGGGAAAATATACAATAAAATTTTCTTATTTTCGTTTCAAATTCAGTAAATTTGATATATTCTTCGCTATCGTTATAATATAAATTCAAATCAGCATCAATTACAATGTTTAATGTAGCAACCACATGCTTGCTATTGTGACGCCAAACAAAAAATGCCTCTCTGTCATTTTCATATTCTTCCATATAATCATCACCATTAAAAACCCAGTCTTTTGGAAGATAGAAGTAATAATCTTTTTTGTAAACTTCATAATCAAGATTTAGTTCTTTTGCTAAGTTTAGTACTTTTTTAATATCCATTAGAAATCCTCGCTTGCTTTAATTACTAAACCTAGTTCATCAGCTTTCTTCTTTACATCTAACAAACTATTAGCCATTTCAACCATATATGAAACAATGGCTTCCAATCGTTCTAATGTACCTACTTCTTCACTGTGTTCAAATTGAGCTGACCATCCATTACCAACACCGGCTCGTATCAAATAAGATGTGTAAACTAGAATTGTTTTGCTATTCTCGCTCCAATCAAACAAATCATCTCTATAATCGGTGTCATTTTCATCATCCAAAAGACCTAACTTTGGCAAAAAGAAATAATAACAACCTTCTATTTCTTCATGGTTCAAACCATACTTTTCAGCCAACGCAAAAATCTTTTCTCTTGGAAATCCTGTATTTTTCTTCTTACCCATTTAAAAATCCTGCTTGATTGAGTTAATCTTTAAATCCATTCTAATTTTCTTTTCCATAATTTCAGCCAAGTCCAATGCTCTAATTTGTTTCTTGATGAAATTTTCCAGTTCAACAGAATCGTTAATATGTGTGCCTAATGGATATTCAGTAATAAATCTACATGTAACTGTGTTATCCGAAGCATCGTAAACTGTTTCTAGTTTTTCAAAACAAGCAAAAAATGTTATCTCGCCATTAAATATAGTAAACTTGAACAATTTATCACTATCATTAGTCAATAATGAATGGTCTAAATAAACTGAACAGTCCCATACATCATTTGTTTGGACTTTTATTATACGCAAATTGTATTTGTTACTCAATTCTAAAATTTCTTTTTCTGTTATGTTAGTCAAAATCAACCTCCATTTCTTTTATAGTTTGATTGACCTTAAATTCTTTCAAGAACTTAACATATTTGTCAATGAACTGTGGATTTGCCATTTCGCCATCTCGCCATTCAAACCCACCTGAGTTGTTGGTTTCAACAAATGCTATCATATCCATTCCTTCACCACTCAATGTATAAATGGCTACTGGAATAGTTCCATACATCATATAATAAGTCATAAAGACCAAACCGTGGATTGCTTTATCTTGATATTTCAAATAAGTTAATCCACGATTTACCAATTCATTTTTTAATTCTTGTCCAGTCATTGGAAATCCTTGTTAATTCGTTCAAATTCTCTGTTTTGGGCTAATTTCATTTTATCAGTGGTGATAAATTTAATCAGCTTCATTTCTTCACCTTCTTTAAATGACTTTTTTATTTCATCATTATCATTAAGGGATACTGTGGCTTCATATTCATTTGGTGAATTATAATTATAGGAGGCATCTACAGTAATAGAAAAATCGTTATTAGTATAATAGCACCATTCGTAATCTCTTTGAGAAGAACAATCATCAATACTCAATGGTATATTATGTTGTTCAAATAATCTGTCTAATACTTTTGTATCTTTGTTCATAAGAAATCCTTTTTAATTTGTTCTAATGCCCATTGTTCTTTTAGTAGCAATTTATCTGTGGTAATGAACTTCATCATTTCATTTTCTTGCCCAAATACAAACTGCTTGGCATATTCAACATTATCATATAAAAGTACAGTTGCTTCATATTCAACATGTTTGTCAAAATAGCATTCAACAACAACATTAACATCGCCTTCTTCATTTGAATAGATACACCAGTAGCAATCTTCTTGTGCACCACCATCACAATTTTCCATTTTCAACTGATGGTCTAAAAATAATTTTTCTAATAGTACTGACCTCATCGGAAATCCTGGTTTGCTTTGTTAATTAAATCTTGACTTTGCCATTTCTTAACTTTCCCCAAAATCTTATCACATTCAGCTCGGAAAAAATCTTCATCCACTTTTTCAATAGTAAATGAACCCACAAGAGAATAATCATAATTTACCAAATTCTTATAGGTCTTTTTCTTGAAAGCAGAAATATGTCTAATTTTGTGAATGTTTTCAATCACAGATGAAACTTCATACCACATTACAATCGCATTTTCCCAACACACAGCATAGTAGTGGTGTCCAGTAGTATAGATTACAAAATTATAATCTTTTTTGAGAATGTCTAATGCTCTTGTATGTTCCATTTAGATTTTTCCTTTGGCTTTCAATCGTTCTAAATCCATCTATCGTAACCAATTTCGCATTACTTCAAATCTTCCAAAGAAATATCGTGTTCACTCATATACTGCTTCACATGAGCAATATGCCATTCTTTTGTTTGAAATTCTTCGTGTTCTTCCATAAAGGTGTTGTAATCATCTTCATCACAATAAATGTCACCAATACAACGGTCCCATTGAAGGAAATTCTGTTCACACTGACCAATGTCAGTATTGAACACAACCACCTGACCCAAATCCCAGCTATCGTCAATATCCGGGAACATTTCTTTAACATCGGAATAATAGAGATAACTATTTTCTTCCAAATCACTCTTCTGGTCTTCAGTGAGTTTTTCAATTTCGTCCTGGTAACTATCACGCAGGTAATCGGTATCAAATGTGGCATCATCCAAATCAAACGATTCAATGCTACCAGTTTCCTCGCCAAACGGACCGAGACCCTTCATTTCAACATCGTATTCTTTGTTTAGTTCTTTCAGGAGTTCAAATTCGTTAATGGTGAAATAGTGTTTTGCCATAGTGATACCTCTCTTTTTCTTGTTTACATTATTAATATAGCAAAAAATCGCAGTTTTGTCAACTACGATTTTGTAAATTATTGTTTACAAAGATGTTCTCAAACCTGTTGTGTTTTCAAAAAATTCTTTTACCTGGTCGCAATAAATTCCCTTGATTTCTTTCACCACAACTGGTTCAAATTTCTTGTCGGTGGGTTTAATACCCTTCATTAAATCGTTGGTGGTGTATTTGCGTTTCTTAATGAAATAGCAGTTATACAAATCCAAACCTTCGTCTAGTTCAATCTTGAAAAGATTGGCTTTACGGAACATTTTAAACGAGAATGTGAATGTATTATCTGTAATACTAATTGGTTCGGCACCGAGCATGGCTTGAAGTCTACCAAAACCCCCATTACACAGGGCTCTTACCATTTCGTTTACCATATAATTGCGTTCTTCTTTCGTTTTCATAGTTACCTCTCTTTTATGCTATTAATATAGTAAATCCGCAGTTTAATGTCAACAAAAATAATGTAAAACAATGTTTACAAATAATTAAAATAATGTATATTTTTTAGAAAAAGAGGATAAAATGTACACAGTTTCAATAAAGGCTAGTGAATTAGCCAAAATTACAACAGAAAACTATCATAAAGGAAAAGAACATATCGTAGAAGAAATCTCAAAACTCATTAAAGAAGCATCAGGTCAGGGTAAACGAGAAGTGGATTATTCATTAAATAGTTCGGATTATTTTTGTTGTGTGAATACAGATTTAGCAATAAAAGAATTTGAAAAAAATGGATATACCTGTTATAAAAGAGAGAGTTGGGATAACAACTTGTACATTCATGTGGAGTGGTAAAAATGATTCCAAATATAAATGAAATTAGGCAAAGTTCTATATCTATTGAAAAGATAAATGAATGTAAACAAATTACAGAAACACAAAAAACTATTGATAAATTAGTGAACGAATGTAAAAAGAGAGCCGAAAATGGTTATGGTTATCTTAATTTAGAATGGCCTGGTCAATATAACATTAGCATAGATAATGTTTACGATATAGAAAAAGCATTTAAAGATGCTGGATATGAAGTTGGTGTAGGTATTGAACATTGGTGGACTATACCTGACCAAGTTAGAAGTTTTTCTATACAATGGAAAAAGGACCCATTCTATGACCAGTTATAAACCTGATATACAAGAATATGACTTAGATACTTCAGCAGCTGGATTTCATCGTTGGCATGACGAGTATGTTTCTATGATTGTTTCGTCTTTTATGAGAAGAAGTAATGATATGGTGGTAAAATCAAGAAATACCAACAATGAAATTTATCTAAGTTGTCATTTGTATGCACTTGCTTGTACTTCATCATTCGTTTGTATGAAACAAAATATGGAAGCGGTTTTAAATGGGTGTATTCCAATTAAAATAGATTTTGATTTGAAAGATAACGAGTTCTATGTTGTTAATAAAAATCTACCCGAATTAAAACCGTTATATGGTAAATTCAAAAATCTAAAAGATATATTAGCACTTTAAAAAAGACCCTCAATTACGAGGGTCTTTTTCTTTTTGTATGGCTAACTAATCTTCAGGTTCTTGTGGGTCTGCGAGAATAACCATAGTGGCGAGTTCTCGGCATGTCGGATTGAGTTCTCGCTTGATTAGTAGTTCGCAAACATTCTTGTACATTCTGTTCAATGCCTTCTCTGCTGGCATATCATAAGAATTGTAAACCATATCTGCGAGTTTTACCAATAGAGCATCTTCACTCATTTTAAGAAGTTTTTCAGTGATATATGCTTCTTTTCCCATTTGTTCTTTCTTGAAATTGTTGTTGCGAAGTTCCGCACACATATTTGCCACATGTTCATTACATACAGCCTTAATTTCAAGATATGAAGTTTCGGTATCTTCCATCAAATCGTGAGCGAAAGCAGCATTGATTTGGTCTTCAGTTCCGCCATGCTCCATAACAATGTATGCTACACCACGAGGATGAACATAATATGGCATCCCACTGCCCTTTCGTTCCTGGTGGTCATGACGGCCCTTTGAGAAATAATACATAGCCCTACATTTGAGTGGGAAATCAGTTGATTTAATTCTCTGTC